CAAGGTGCTCAACCAGCAGAGCATCGACGACCTCGCCGCCGGCAAGTAACCTTTCCCTGCACCCATGAGCAAACAAGCCACCGACGCCAACGCGGACTTCGTCGCCGCCCTCAACGCGCTGGAGAACGTCAGCGCGAACAAGTCCAACCCGGCTTTCAAGGGGTCCAAGTACGTCTCCCTCGACCAGCTGCTCGACGCCGTGAAGCCTGTCCTGGCCTCCCACAACTTTGCCCTGACGCAGATCGTGCGGACCCAGACCGACGGCCGCATCGGCGTGGTCACAGCCTTTCGGCACCGCGACGGCACGACCTTTGAGGGCGGGGACCTCTTCATCCGGGCCGACGGCCTAGAGCCCCAGAAGATTGGCGCCGCCCTGACCTACATCCGTAGGCAGTCTATCCAGACGGCCTGCTGTGTGTCAGTAGACGCCGACCTCGACGGGAACGGCCTCACCCTCTCGCCGTCCATCAAAGCGTCTCCAGCGGCCAGCCAGAGCCCTCAAACGCCCCGCCCCTCCGGCTACCTTGCCCACCCCGAGGCCGCTGTCCGCGTCCTGCAGCGCAAGGGCTGGCTCAAGGAAGGCCAGGGGCTGGCCGACCTGACCGCCGAGCACCTGACCAGCATCGCCAACAACCCGGCCTTCAACGCGGCCGTCTCCAAGGAGGCCCAGTCGTGAGCGACTTCCTCACCCCCAGCGGCCAGCCCTTCGACCCGATCGGCGAAGCCTTTAAGAACCTCAACACGGCCAACGAGCTCGCCACCGCCAAGGCCCGCATCGCCCAGCTCGAAGAGCGCAACGAGTTCATGCGCGAGGCCGGCGACCAGCTCTGGTACGTCGTCCGCCACGCCGCCGAGTGCCAGCCCCAGGACATCATCGACGCCTGCCAACAGTGGGCCGACAAACGCCGCCATGGCTGAAATCCCCAAGTCCATCGAGCGCCTTGCGGAGAAGGACGGCGTCTACCTCTACGGCCTCCTGATCCTGCTGGACGGGGAAGCCTACTGGGAGTGCACCGCCGCAACGGCCAAGGGGCTGGAGACGACGATGCGGGCTTGGAAGACGCACACCTTGCCCTCCCTCAAGCGCTCGCAGGTCCGTTACTTCGTGAAGTCTCCCGGCGACATCAAGGAGATCACCATCCCTTCCCGCCCATGAGCCCCCAAGAGTCCGCCCGCGCCAACATCCTGCGCCTCTCCACCGAGGCCAACGCCATGCAGTCCTACCTGCTGGCCTTCGTCACCCAGACCGACATCAACCGCATCGGCGAGGACCTGACCCGCCTGCGCGCCGTGCTGGCCGTCACCGACTTGAACCACATCGACGACGTCCACGACCTCGACGAGCTGCGCGAGCGCCTCAACTCCCTCCGCTCTGCTGTCTCGGTGCTCCTGGTCTCCCTGCACAACATGCACGAGAAGGCCGAGGCCATGCATAACACCCTGTCGGCCGTCGAGGACGCCGTGGACAACCCCGACGACACCCTCTGACCCTCTTGGGGCTGGCCGTGGTTCGCCCGATTGGATCCGGGTAAGTTCCATAGTCCCCGGCTAGCCCCTCCCCTTTCCACCACCCGATAACATACAACAAGACATACATGAAGACATACACGCCCCCCGACATCCTCACCATCGAAGCCAAAGAGGTCCGCACCGAGAACCGCGCCGACTACGACGTCCTGCCCGGGCTCAACCAGACCATGGCGAAAATCCTCATCCGGTCCGCAGCGAAGTACCGCCACGCCCTGGCCAACCCCCAGAAGGCCACCGCCGCCCTACGCGAAGGCATCATGACCCACGCCTGCGTACTGCAGCCCGAAGTCTTCGCCCACTACAAGCCCGAGCCGGACGTCAAGAAGAACACCAAGGAAGGCAAAGCGGCCTACGAGTACTGGAAGACCACGCTCTCCATGGAGGACATCCCCTGCGACTGCGACGAGTACGACAACGCCCTGCACTACGCCGACGGCCTCCGCGCCGTGATGGCTGCCCACGACATCGAAGTCCACGCCGCCGAGATCGTCCTGTCGGCCACCTACATGGGCGTGCCGCTCAAGGGGTCCATCGACTTCATCGGCAAGGACGGCTACATCTACGACCTCAAGACCACCCGCGAAGAGGCGACGCAGTACGGCTTTGGCCGCGAGCTGCAGCGCAACCCGGACTTCAGACTGCAGGCCGCGTGGTATATGCACCTCTGGAAACTAGTCTATGGCGAGTCCCCTGCCGGCTTCCGCCTGATCGTCGTCGAGAAGGAAGCCCCCTACGAGGGCGCCGTCTTCGAGCTCGACCAGGAGCTGATTGCCGATGGTGGCATGAAGATGCTCGAGGCCATCACCACCTACCAGAAGTGCTCCGAGTTCGACTCGTGGCCGACCTACCCCGCCGAGATCATCAAGGTCGAGCCTTGGAAGAAGCCCGGCGAAGCCACCCCCCTCTCCTTTTCCTAACCACCCAACCACCCAGAACACATGAACCAGCCCCCCGAACGTCCTGCCCTGAAGACCATCACCCGCACGGGCATCTACCACCTCCGCGTCTCCAAGCCCAAACTGGAGAAGGTCCGCACCTGGGACGATGGCACCATGTCCTGCCGCGTCTTCTTCATGGACGCCGAAGGCAACTGCCTCAGCCAGTCCTACGGCACCAAGTACGCCAACAGCCTTGCCATGATGGTCGGCAAGATGTCCGGCCAGTACGTCAGCGCCTTCGTCGGCCAGACCCCCGAGGATTACGTGGCCTACGTCTCCAAGGCCGCCGGCAAGACTACCGAGACGCTCGTCGAAGTCACCCCGGGCGAGCCCCGCCCCGATGGCTCCCCCTCTTATAAGTATAAACTGACCTGGGCCAAGAAGGGCCAGACGCTCACCCCGCCCGACACCTTCTGATCATGAGCGACAAACACTGCGTCCTGATCTGCGGCTACGCCCGCGCCGGCAAGGACACCTTCGCCAAGGGCATCATCGCCGGGGCCCGCGCCGCCAAGCGCATGGCCTACGCCGACAACCTCAAGAACGCCCTCAACATCGCCGCACAGCACCTCGGCGTCGAAGTGGACTACCACCGCGACGAGGACAAGGCCATTGACCGCGACCTCCTGGTCGAGTTCGGGCGAGCCATGCGCCGCCGCGACGTCAACGTCTTCGCCAACCAACTGGCCCGCGATCTGGAGGCCAACGACACGGCCAGCACCATCGTCGTGCCCGACTGGCGCTACCTCAACGAGTACAAAGTGGCAGTCCGCGCCTGCAAGGAGTACGGCTACAAGCTGCACACTGTCCAGGTCGTGCGCCACGGCTGGAACGCCGCCAACCCCGAGGAGCAGATGAGCATGGACGAAGTGCAGGCCGCCGTCCCCATGGACGAAACGCACTTCGCCACCAGCGGGGACGAGGAGGGCGTCCTGCTCGCCGGCATCCGCACCGCCAAACTCTGGAACCTATGAGCCGCCCCCGTTATTCCATCATGCCGCTCCAAGACAAGGACGGCACTTGGGTCTACCTGTTCCGCGACAACGACGTGCTCAACGGGAAGCCCTACACCGGCGTGGCCTGCCACTACGACGGCGAGAAGCGAAACTTCACCAAGACTCTCGACCCCATCCAGGCCATCGAGATCTGCCGCGACCTCAACGAGCAGGCCGCCGAATGGGAGAAGGAGCAACGATTGGTCGCCGAGGCTGATGCTTTGGCATACGTGGATAAACTCTCACGCAATAAAACCAAACCCTCCAAGGGCTTCTGGCCTTTCAACCTCTTCCGATGAGCATCGACCCGATCACCCTCGCCGGCTACGGGGACACCCCCTCCGACCTGTACGACCTGTCCAAGAAGTGGGGCATGTCTCCGGACCGCCTCAAGTTCCTCTCCCGCTGCCCTTCCGGCATACACCGCAACTGGCTCAAGGACCAGGGCACGTGGACGCCCGAAGAGAAGCGCATCGCTGGTCAGTGCCGCCTGGCCTACCGCCAGAACTTCACCGCCCACGAAGCGGCCGAGATGGCCAAGGTCAAGGTCGAGGTCGTCAACGCCTTCCTCGAAAAGGTCGGCGCCACGTGGCCCGCTGGTTGCCGGCGGAAGTTAGCCTGGGGCGGCGGCTCGACCCTTAACGCCCGACGCGAGGGAGGCAACCTGCTCGCCCCCAACGTGAAGGCCACCCCCAAGCGCAAGACCGCCGACAGCGTCGAGCAGACCCTACTGCATGCCCGGGCTTGCGGCCTGTCCCTCAAGGAAGCTGCGGCCAAGTCCGGCATCCCTTATCAGACCCTTTACGCGGCCTGCCGTCGCCTTGGGCTGGTGATCGCCAAGGTCTACCGCCCCCGCACTGTGAAAGGCAAGGTGCGCCTGTGAGCATCTCTCTCGAAGCGTCGATGATGAAGCGCATCGGCGAACTTAAGGCCGAGGTCGAGCGGCTGACTTCCGACATTCAGATGGAAAAGGAGAACGAGGACAGGCTTGTGCGTGAATGGCAGAAAGCCAACAACGAGGTCTATGGTTTGAAGACGCAGGTCGCCGCCTTGATTGACGACCAGACCCGCCTCAAGGCCGAGGTCGAGCGGCTGACCAAGGCGGGGGATGCCCTCGCTGGAGAAGCCATCCGTCTTGAATACAGCAATTATTGGTCGGAGTATGAGAAGGTCGAAGATGTTTGCATTGATGAAGTCGAAGCGTGGCACAAAGCCAAGGAGGGCAAGCAGTCGTGAGCGAGCCGAAGCGATACCAGCCCGTGGTTCAATGCGTTGAGCCGTCCTACCAAGCCCAAATGATTGAACCGAAAGTGATGGAGTTTTCCGAGGGCGAGTATGTCCTCCATTCCGACT